TTTTAAAAATGGTATCGTTGCTGATGATACTGTACCGACTGTAATTGTGTCAGTTGAAGCGTCACCTGTAATACTTATAAGGCCTGATGAATCTAAATTAAGAGTATCAGTTGAAGAATCAGCGACCACATTTGTTGAATCATTTAGATTGATAGTAGAAAAGGCATTTCCACCACTACTTACACTAGCAAAACTTAAAGTACCAGAACCATCTGTTTGTAATACTTGATTAGCGCTACCATCACTTGTTGGAAACTTGTATGCGTTGTTGAATGTAATAGCACCACTATCATTACCATCAATCTTAAACTGTCCGTTAGTTCCTGAAGGATCTGCGCCTGTACCATCAGTATCAACAGCAACCGAAAACTGTGTCCTGTTGGCATTGTTGGTGTTGTCAAAAGCAAACGCACCACCTACAAGTAGTGATGTACCATTATAGTATTCGTGGTTACTCCTGAATAGATAGTCACCTGATTGTACAGCACTTGGTGAGGCAATTGTACCTCTATATCTTCTTGTTCTTACATCTGGAGCGTCAGCACTATCATTGTACTGTTCCATACGAATTTGTGCTGTTTGAGCACCTTCGCCTGTCATATGTAATGTTACTTCAGGTGAGGTTTGGTTAATACCTAGATAGTTACTAGCAGGGTCTACTGATAGTGTCGTATCTTGTATTAAATTATTGTCACTACCCACAATCGCAAAAGCGTTTTGTGTGGTAAAGTTATCAGCCCGTAGAGAACCACCTCTGATATTACCTGATGTTGTAATAGCACCACCTGATCCAATTGTGACTACTGGAACACTATTGTAGGCTATTTTTACATCATTGGCGCCAACAGAACCAATCACCGAATTAGTGGCACCACCTTCAATGAAAGTAGAAGCACCGTCTGTTCTATCTAACACCAATAATGCGTTTGCACTGGTGTTTTCTATTTCTACTTGGTATGCTGGAGAAGTGGTTCCAATTCCCACCCTGTTGTTCGCTGAATCAATGTGTAAGGTGTTTGTGTCAACGGTCAATCCCGTTGACGTTACCGTTCCGGCTACCTGTAATGCTGTTGTGGGTTCTGAAGTACCAATACCTATACGACTGTTTGTGACGTCGAGATATAATAGGTTTGTTTCAAATGCAAGGTCGACGCCATTCCTGGTTAGGTTTGACTTTAGTACCGACCCCGATATACGACCAATGGCCATACAAGGTACTCCTTTTATAATTTTATATCACGAAACATATGTTTCGAGAGCCCTATTACATAGTGGGCCAAACTGTACGTGTATTTAGTTATTATAAATGAAAAGGGCGACACAAAGGCCGCCCTTTAAACTACTTAGGAATTAGTATTACTTATTAGTTGTTTGTTCTAACAACACAATTTACCAAACCAATTTCATTAGTGAACTTGTCTTCCAAAGCTCTACCAATCACGTGGAATGGGTTGATTGTTTCACCTTCTACTACTGCTCTAGCAGTACCTTTGATAGATGAACTTACTAATCTGTCACCTTTGCTGACTTGACCTGTAACTCTCACTGGAGTTCTACCTGTCATTGCCACAAATGGGTGAGTTGCGTTGCTACCTGCCGCATTGTTCATCATGTATGCTGGTTGAGTTGAAATAACACCAAAAACTCTGTCTGATAATTCTTGACTAGTTTCTGTGATTTCCGCTGTACCACCCAACATGACTACTGCGCCTGCTTCTATTTCTGTATCTGCTTCAAATCTTTCAGCGATGTCGGCGTATTGAGCCGTTGTTGCTGTCGCTTCAATGATGTTACATCTGATGTCAGCCAGTGTGAAGTCCGTGTTCGGAGTCTCACTACCCTCGTCGTGTACAGAAGCCATTGCTGTGAATGTTCCTCCAAGACCAGAACCACCTGTTACAGCATACTCTTCATCCCATACAAAGTAAGGATCTAATTCAGTTGCTGTAGAACCAGTACCTCTGTGTAAGTGTAATCCAGAGAATCTTGGCATGTTGGCCGCCGCTGATATATTTGAGTTTGTTGAAATGATCGCATCTTCCACTGTTAAGTTTTGTGAATTGATGATTGTTTCAGTTCCTTCTACAGTCAAGTTACCAGATATAGTAACTGAATCTGCGAATGAAGTCGCACCAGTTACGGCTAATGTACCTGCCACTGATGTGTTTCCGTTTGTTGCGTTCACAGTTAATTTGTTTGATGCAACATCAAAGTTACCGTCAACTCCTACTGCACCAGTAAAGTTACCATCCGCACCGTTAATTGAACCTGTTGTTGTTAGGTTTTCATTATCGAACGAAATAGCACCTGATGAATCAGTGATTGATCCATTAGCAAGTGTCAAGTTACCGACAGTTGTGCCTGTTGCAAAACTACCTGTGCTTGTTGCTGTTAATGTACCAGTTACTGTCGCACCTGATGAGTTCACAACTACTACTGAGTTATTGTCAGCAGTTAATGTGATAGCGCCGTCTGATCCTGTGTCAGTTACTGCTACCGAACTGTCTAATTGTGAAATACTGTTTTGTGATAGACCCGCTAATGAGTCGTCCACATATTTCTTGTTGGCCACATCACCGTCAGCACTTGGTGCCGCAGTGGCTAGACCTGTAATGGTATTTGCAGATGCATCAATAGTGATGTCACCCACTGTAAGACCATTGTTTACTCTAAAGTTTCTTGTTGTCATGGTTCCATATCTCCCGCATGATTGTTGTTATTATTAATGTAAGGAATAAAAAAACCCCCTACAGTGTTATTTACCGCAGGGGGTTATTTTTTTAATGTTTAGTTATTATATTATACGCCGATCAATGAATATTGAACTTTAGCACCAGTGCCGCCACCAGTACTAGTTGCTTGAATATTCACTGTGTTCGAACCATCGTGTGTTGCAGTAAATGTTGCCATGTCTGCACCACTAGTGTTCGTGATACCGTATACTGATATAAACGCAGTTGTGCCATTGTGTACAACGTGTGCTTTCTGTATGCTGTATTCACTGTTTCCAGCGTCAGTTAATTGGATAGTCAATTCAGCCGATCTGTAATCACCAGCGTTGAAGCTCATGATCGTAGTTGCTGTTGATTCAAAGTTAACCGTAGCCGTTTCAGATCTCTTAACACCACCTGAAGCCAATGCAGTATTGTCAGCACCTGTGATAGCAAATATTCTTGCGCCTGAGTGAGGAGCAGAAGTAAATGTTATGTTTGTGCCTGATACTGTGTAGTTTTCAGTTGGTTCTTGGTATACGTTGTCAATGTAAACAAACACGTTGTTTGCGTTAGCCGGAGCCTCTGCAAAGAAACCTGTGAATGTTGTTGTTGACCCATCACCTGTAGTTGATGCTTTGCTGAATATTGGCGTGTCGCCTGCCACAGCAAATTGAACCCAAGTAGAACCATCGATAGAACCTTCATAAGCACCAAAATTTGTGTTAAATCTTAAAACACCAGTTGATGCTGATGGTCTTTCAGCAGTTGTACCTACTGGTAATGCAATCGCATCTGTGTTTTGACTCATATCCACAAAGTATTGAGGATTGCTTGTGCCAAGACCTATTCTGTCGTTACCTGCGTCAGCATATATCAAGTGTGATACTGTGTCACCTTCAACTCTGAAGTCAACGTCAGCACCCAACTCGTTGAACACAACTCCTGAACTTGCCGCACCGTTAATTACTAAATCACCTGTGCTGTTGCCTATTGTTGTGTTTGTGCCATCGTGTGCAATTGTGAAGTCATCGCCTGCACCAACTGAGAAGTTTGTGCTGTCTGCGTTTACTTTCAATGTGCTTGATGTTTCTGCTGTTGTGAACACTGCTGATGAAGCCGAAGCCGCACCAATTGTTGCACCATCGATTGAACCACCATTGATGTCAGTAGTTGTTAACACTGAACTAGGTATTGTGATAATACCTGTTGAGTCAGCAATCGTTGCCGCTTCTGTGCCATCTGCCGCTGATATAGAACCTGTTTCTACATCTGTTCCAGTGATCACACCTGCTTTGAAAGCCGCATAACTGTCGATAGTTACGTTACCTGCTGTTGTTCCATCTTCTCCTGATGTCACAGCAACAGCGAATTGGTCTGCTGATTCGTCCCATACGAATGAAACGTTGTCCAATGATCCCCTGTTGAATAATAGACCTTGGTCAAATGTGTTGGCAGATCCACCTGAATTGTTTTTCGCCAATGTCAAGAACGGATCTTCAATTACTAATGTTTCTGAATCTACAGTAGTAGTTGTTCCTGATACTGTCAAGTTACCGCCAACTGTGACGTTTCCTGATGTATCTATTGTTGTAAATGTACCAGCCGCCGCTGTTGTACCACCGATGATCACACCGTCCATAGTACCATCACCACCAGTGTCAGTGATTGAAACTGTTGCGCCGCTAACTGTTAAACCAGTCGCCGCCGAACTTGCTCCAATGTCTACACCGTCGATTGTTCCAGCATCGATGTCTACTTTTGAAATGTTTACTTCTCCAGTTCCATCCGGTGTGATGTTGATGTCTGCATTACTGCCTGAAGCAGAGATAATGCTTTGACTGTTGACATCCAAATCACCACCTAATTGAGGTGTTGTGTCTTCCACAACGTTGTCAAGTGATGATCCACCTGCTGTCATGTTCTGCCAAGTGCCGTTAGCATAACCTTCCAATTGAGTGGTATCCGTGTTGTATCTGATATCACCGTTGGCTGGTGTGCCTCTCTCCGCTGTTGTTCCAGACGGTAGTCTTAATGCACCTGTGTCGTTAATGTGTAATTTTCTTGATGGACTTGCTGTTCCCACACCCACAAATGAGTTGGTAACGTCAAGTACTAATAGATTAGTTTCAAACGCTAAATCTGTGCCAGACCTTAAAAGGTTGGCTTTTAACATTTGTCCTGATATTCTTCCTATTGCCATTTTATTTCTCCAAACTTTGGTTTTTTTGTGTTATAACGCAGGTATTTATTAAAGATCTTGATTTTTAACCAGTTAAATAGTAAAATATACAAATATGAATTCCACCATTGTATCCGTTATAGGAAATAGAGCATTTGACTATGAAAACGAGTCAATTTCGTCGTTAAGTGCTATTATTTCTAGCGGATCCACAAACAAATTAACAAAGTGTCAATACGCAGTCACGACCATGGACAGCAGGATTCAGGACCTATTGAACACTAAAATTTTAAATGACACAAGAATACTGACCACAGCATCATTGCACAAAAAATATGTGTTTTTTGATCGTGTGGACGAGTTGCCAACTTTTCCATTCTTAAAGGGACAAAAGGATTCGGTTGGTTCGTATTCCGAGCAGTTGTTATCACTTTTGTTGGCTGTCTGGCTGGAATACAAAAAAATTTATCTTTTTGCCTATGACATAGAGGATCTAGAGGAGAGAGCAAATCTGATCAGTGTGTTGGCCAATAATCCGCACACGGAAATAGTGTATGTGAGGAAACCCAATCCCAATAAGATATTCCTGTTTGATTCGTATGAAAATATGTCTATTATAGATTACAAAGAGTTTGACGAGATAGCCTATGACGGAAAAAAATAAAGAACAAGTACATCTAAAATATCATCTCGTGGTCAAGTGGCCCGAAGTGTGCCGTAACAGAAATTTAGAAATAATGGCCGAAAGACCCGACCTCGTACAACAGATGAACAATTTTAGGATAAAATTAAACAATGTGTGTAAGTTGATAGTGAAGAAACAATTCAGGATTGACTCTAATCATAATCTTCATGGTGTGAGCCTTTGGCTTGAATCAGGGCAGGACACCTATGACTTCATAATTAGACAACCGGAGTTCAATTGGGAGATCGTGCCCGAGTTGGGAGTCGTTAGTTATGTCACAGGAGATTTTAAGAAATACAATATTGTTTATACACCCAGCGGAATAGTGATAGATTAGTCAGCAAACCCGTGCATGATCACAATCCTTGCATCATTGTGGGGTGCTTCGATTACTGAATCTCCACCTGTGAATGATAGAGTAGTTCCTGATATAGTGTAATTGGTGTTTGGTTCTTGCATCACTCCATCAACATAAACTATAACATTTTTTTCATCAGTTGGTATGACACTCATAGTGAATTGAGTGGTGCTACCATCACCAGTGAAAACATCTTTGGTTATGTTTGCGGCTTCTGTGGATGTTCTAAGGTTGGTCCATGTGCTACCATCTTCCGAAACTTCGTACTTTCCGGTTTCGTTGTTGAATCTTATGATACCTTCTTGTGCTGTTGGTCTTTGGGCAGTGGTACCTGTGGGAACAACTATCGCACTTTCGGAATTGAAAACAAAGTTACCTGTGCCCGAAGTATCTAAAGTAAAATCGGCATTGGTTGTATCTTGATTTATAGTTGATCCTGTGAATGTGAAATTACCGGTATCTGCACTTCCTCCAACACTTAGGTTTTGCAAACCAATCTGTCCTGTGTACCTACCGCCGGAAATGTAGACTGATTTTCCTGTAAAATCTACACCGTTGGGTAGGTTGGATCCAATAAAGTGTATCACTCCTGACTGATAGTCAAAGAACCATTCGTCGTTGTTGCCTGATCCTGTGGCGAACACCTGTGTGCCCGATGCCGCGGCATTGCCCGCATCGCCGGATGTATGGATGTAAACTTTTACTTGATATGTGGATCCAAATTCCGGTGGGATCCAATCAGTCAAATTTGTTTTCCATGTCCTGTTGGCTTCTGCTGTGGTATTGTCCACTGCACATTCTGTTGGTGCTGACGTTGTATATACTGTGACAACTCCCGATGATGACACCGGCATAACTCCCGGTATCGATGACGCCTGGTTCCATGTTTTATCACCTCTTAACAGTAAAGGAGAAGCAATAGATTCGTTTGGTGCTTTTTTGTTGGCATTGGTATCTGTTTTGGTTACACCGTAACCAATCTTCTTCCAAAGATAATCAACTTTTTTTGCGTCGGTTATTGCCATTTTTATTATTTTCCTTGTCCGTTATACATTTTCCAATTACGTTTTTTGTGCTTGTTCATTGAACCGAACTTAACACTTCTTTTTCTTTTTGACTGAGAAGTTTTTTTATAACTTGCCGTTCTCATCTCAAAATTTTTGTGCATCTTTGCCATTAACTTATGCTCAGTGCTGTCACACTGTCTCCTGATTCTAATTTTATTCTTACTAATATATTATTTCCTGTTGCATTTGATCCATTTTCTGCACCCAATGTCAAAGTAAATGATTGTGAAGAATAACTCACACCATCTAAAATTCTATCTCCAGATGTGAATGCACATCCGTTGGATCCGTTACCACCTGCACCTGTGTTCGCTCCCGGAACTCCCGAACCACCATACGCCACCGATGCGTCCAACCAACCATTCAGTGTTGATGCCGAATCGATCGCTGTGCCCGGAGCCGCTATGTAGAAACCCGAAACAGTGCCTGTCAGTGTCACATTGAAGTTGGCCATTGATGCTCGTCTGAAAGCAAACGTGTAGTATTGTGCACCTGTGTCTGATGACTTGTCAGGTCCCGCAGGTAGGTATCCAGAACTGTAATTTGTGGTATCGTGCTGTATTGTACCAGTACTGGTACTTGTTGGTCGAACTATCGCTTCTTGGGTTCCTGCCACGGTCACTGCACCGGTCCATGCATTATTTGTGTAGTAGTCGGCATTTGAGAAGGACGGTGTGTCCGAAGCGGAACCCAATCCGCTTATTCGCACAGCATCGTCGTCGTGTGTTGCTCCTAAAGAGTCACTGACGAGGATACCACCCTGATCTTTGTTTAGACCTCCCGGTGTTGCTGTGAAAACTTGTATCATTGTTGAGTCCTCTGAGTAAGCGCCATCGCCGTTACAGTTGGCGGATCTTGCTTTGATAGTAGAAACAGAGAACATTGATGAACTTGTTAATGGTGCTGTTAATGTGCCCAATGTGTAAGGAGATGCTACTCCTGTGTCCACATTCGGTATGCCTCCTGTCAACATAGTACTTGATCCATCTACATTGGCATATGTGAAATTTAAATTAGAAATAATGGAACCAGAACCCTCGGACACAGTGCCCGGATCAATTTCGTGTGGATCGGAAATGTCTGCGTATGCCTGTCCTGTGAAGTTTGATACTGTGGTACCGGTCACCGTTAAAGTTGGTGAACCCGAATCATAATAAGGAATTCCAGAAATATACTCGTACGTACCGGCTGTACCTTCTGCCACTGTACCGATTGTTGTTGTAGGGGTTGCTGTGATGTCATCTCGAACCACATAAACTAGGTTGGTATTTCCTGTTGCTGTGTGTTCCAATCTCTGAGCATTTGAACCCACTGTGTAACCTGATAAATTTTTTGTGATTTTTGCTGAAGCAACCAGAAACAATCTCTGAGGATATGTGCTATCCACAGTGTCATAGTCCACATTAGATGTCACAACTAAACTTGTGAATGTGCCGGTCTCACCTTCTGCCGTTGTGAATGCTTTGCTTCCATCTGCTGAAGCATTGATTGCCGCTGACAGTGTGCCCGATGCCCCGTTGTAGAAATTGCTCGCCACTGATGTGTCAATTGTGGTCGTGGTTGTGTATCTTCTCGCAGTAGTTGTGTTCAACGAATCACCCGCCGATTGTGAAGTGAATGATGATGTGTTGTCATCAAACCCAGCACACAGTTTTGGTGAAGTTCCCTGTACGGAATCAACCAACGTGATTGATTTTGTGGTTAGGTCCGCCGGAGCCGCCGGTGTTGATTTCATTGTCCAATTTATAGTTTCTTCGTCGTCCTGTTCTATGGTATCGGGGGTGCCGTGTGCTCGGAATCTTGTTGTGAACGCTCCAGCACCGGTTCCTGTGAAATCTTTATCTATTGTGGCCGCGATGGTTCCTGCCGACGATCCGTCCTCTGTTATATTAACTATGTCTGTTGAGTCATCAAAATAATCATAATCATAATCATCAGCATTCTGTGATGTATTTGTAAATCTTGTTAACGATCTCACATTGCCGTCTAGATCTGTTGTGTCGTACAATGTGTATTGATTGTCTCCAGATCCAGTTGAAACAGTCACCGCGGTAGCGGCTATGTTTGCTCTAACATCTGGTTCCACAACGATCTGTGTGATTGCTGATTGGAAAGGTGTTGTTGAATGTCCTGTGGCCAAACTTAATTGTACATCATAAGTTTGTGTTGTTCCTGCTGATTGCTCTCCGGAGCTCAAATTAAATGTGTTAGCGATGGTCTGTCCTGTGTCACCCGTACCACCAGAACCAACATTGACATTGGTTGCTGATGCACCTTCACCAAAATCCCACGAGTATATGTTCGAAGTAAACACAGATTGTGATCCCGGATCGGTGTCTGTGCCATTGATGAACGTGACCGGAAAACCACTAGTGGATTCTTCGTTGATACCTCTCAGTGTGGAATCGGCTATGTCAATTTTTGGTGTGTGTGTTGAGTAAACATCAAAATTCTTGTCTGTTGACTTTGGTATCTCGGCCGGATCGGCTGTTGAGTGTGTCAATAGAGTTAATCTTATTCTGTAACGAGTATCACCTGCTCCTGTACCTGCCACTGTGCTTCCGTCATCCGCCGCAGAGTTTGTATAAGTGTGTGATAGTCTTGATCCCGAAACACCGCCCGCCGCGGAGTCTGAAGCGATAGTTTCTGAATTTCCATCTCCCCAATCGACTTCATAAGTGACTGTGGCACTGGTTGTATTTGTTGTTGTGTTTTCTAGGTACACAGTTGATCCACTATCTGATTTAGTGATTGCTGAACCACCGGACGATGCCGCATATATGAAAAAGTTTGTTGCCGGAGCCGCGGTATAGATAACAATGTATCCTGATCTTGTTTTTGTGGCAAACGATCCCGCGGAGTTTGTCACAGCACCGCTGGCATATGCTCTCACAGTCACATCAAAAGGTGATCCCACGTTTGATGAATAGGTATGACTTGGTGTAGAATCAGTTGTTGCTGTGGTCACGTTGCCGTCTCCCCAATCAATGTTGTATCTATCTGCACCACCTCCCACATGAGTGATTGTGAGTGTGACCACTAGACCTGCTGATCCTGTGGTAACATCTGCTGTAAAGTCTACTGTTTGTACATAGGTGCCTTCACGAATATTTTCCATTGTTTCATTGAGAGCCGCGATCGCTTCAGTGACGCTGTCGGCAGAGCCAATCTGTGTGTATGCTCCATCAGTGAATGATGTTTCTACTGTGTTGGAATTAGTATCGTTGAAATCGCCGGGTGTTCCCAGAGACAGTGACTGACCATCTGCTATCGATGATGCATTTGCGGTAAAATATCTTTTGGTGACTAGGTCGTCATCTCCCACAGGATCGGCCGCCTGTATTTTTGCTAGAGTTACTCCAGTTAAATCTTGTCTGGTAGATCCATCCGATGTGGTTGTTCCCACTCGGAAAACATCCAATGATTCATCCCAGTACAGAACTGCCGGATCACTTGCTCCACCTCTGTTGATCATTATACCAGCATCGGTTGCCGCGGAATTGTTGGAATTTATAACCAGTAGATTATCTTCAACAACTAAATTTTGTGAATCTACTGTGGTCGTGGTACCTACAACTGTTAAATCACCGTTTATGGAAACATTATTTCTAAAATTTGCTAGTCCATTAACGTCAAGCGTGTATCCCGGTGAGTCTGTGCCAACACCTAATCGATTGTTGTTGACATCTAAATATAGTAAATTGGTTTGAAATGCTAAATCTACCCCTTCTCTAACGAGGTTAGATTCTAACATATTGCCAGGTATTCGTTGTATTGCCATTTTTTATCCTACTACGAGTATATTTATTCTAAATATAGTTTTTAAATCAATAGTTAATTTAATTCATGTACACTACGTTATATGCTACTATAAATAACTCTATATATGAGCATTGAAGACAGCATAAAACAGTTGGTTGAAGAAAAAGTTCAAAAAGCCACAAAATCGTATTACACTAGATTGGCAAGTGAGAATTATAGTATTTCTGAAAAATTGAAATGGGCAGAAAAAAAACTAAATGAACTGGTGGAAAAATTGTCGTCACGAAACAACAATTTTGAAAACGGGGAAATATCAGGAGATAAAATATCTGGAGGAAAGATTTCCAAGTTTTCATCAACTGGAATCAAGGACACCGCACCCAACACCATGTTGACTGTTGAAAAAGACAAAGTGGTGGTCGAGAAAAATCTTCATGTCAACGGCACCATACAAGTAAAACAGTTGTTGTATAATAAAGCCAAGTGCAATGATCTTGAAGTTGATAACAGCGTCAGGATAAATGGCACAGAAGTTTTGTGGGCAGACAGATTAGGAAATGCTGTAAAAAAATCCAAACTGACCGAACTGGGTGTATTAAATGAATTAAATGTTGCCAACACATTGACCATCTTTAAAAACAAAGTTGGCGTCAACGTAATTGAACCCATCGGACCTTTTGGGGTTGCAAGTAATGGCATAGAGGTGTCGATCGATACAAAGGGTGACACAGGTTATGTGGGCACTGTCAATAGTGACCCTTTTGCGATAGGCTCCAGTGGAGATCCGACATTGTACATCAGTCCTGATAACAAGGTAGGGATAAAAATTAAAAAACCAAAAGCAGATTTAGATGTTGCAGGCTATATAAGATATCAAGGACAAACTCAACAATATCTAAATTCTATACCAAATGCCGGCACATGGGCACAGGGAGATATTGTGTGGAACAGTCAGCCGGGACGTGGTTCGGTATTGGGTTGGGTATGTATCAAACAAGGTTCACCAGGTACGTGGCGACCTTTTGTGTCTATTGATTAAACTGTATCAAATCCGTGTATAACAGAAAGTGTTTTTCCACCGTCTCCCGGTAATGTAGAACTTAAAGTGATTGTTGTTCCCGATATGGAATAGGTGTCGTCTTTTTGGAAAACACCCTCTATGAAAACAAGAATATTTTGATCTGCTTTGGGTTCGAATGTCAACGGTCCATATGATAATGTAGATCCATCCATTGTAAAAGCATCTCGTGTGATGGTAGACGCTCCGCCCGATCCTCCTTGCAGTTGAACAAATGTCACACCGTTGTAAAATTCTAACATATTCAAAGTGGTGTTGTAACGAATCATTCCTTCTTCTGGATTTACTGGTTGTTCGGCCGTTGTTCCTGTTGGAATTTGAATAGATTGTGCCGCTCCGTCGAGTTCAGGATATTTAATATGTCTACCCATGAGATTATAAACCTATTGTTGAGATTGTTGCGTTGAATTGTGCCGCGGAATCTGGTGCTTCAATATAAATTCTGTCTCCGGATTCTAAAATTAATTTTTCAGTATCTATGATATAGGTATCCTCGGCATGAATAGTGAGGTTGTTATATAATTTATAATTTTCTGAAACTGACTGGCCCGATGGAACCACGTATATGTTTACTGTTCCTTGAGAAGATGTTTTGTTAGTGATATAAATTACTGTCACAGCAGTGTCGGCCGCGGCCGTGAAAGCGGCACTTGAAGTGTTTGCTGTAACTTGAAAATTTGTAATCGCCATATTTTATCCTAACGCAATGGCCAAAGCCGTTGCTTTCTTTTTACTTATCAATTCTCCTTCTGTTCCAGAACTGATGTTTGAGTTAATAAAGTATAATCCTGTGCCTCCACCTGCCGCTGTCTTGTTGTACAGTTTGGTGATCGTGGTTGCTGTTGGAGTGGATGCCGCATTTGAAAACGTTAGTACATCGTTGATTACAATTTCTCCTGTTCCATTGGCAATCAAAGTCAAGTTACCATTGGATGAATCCGATGTGATAGATGTGATATTTGTTAGATCGTTGTGTAAAGTCACGTTCACTGTGTCTTCTTCAGTGGCCGCTGTTGATATGTTGGCATCACCTGCTATCAATACACTATTCCCCGATAATACACTTACCACAGAAGAATCGTCACCCCTAAATCCTATTGAAAATCCTCCACCGACTAACTGACTGTCCACATAATTTCTTGTTGCCGCATCCGAACTATTCAATGGTTCTGCAACTCTGATGTTCGCTAATCCTGTGTCTGTGATTGATGTTCCTGTGCCATCAGAGGTAGTTGTCACTGCTTTGAACACACCATCACCTTCATTCCAATAGAATGCCGCATTATTATCAACGCCTCTCTCGATCAATATACCCGAATCGACGTCTGTTGTGTTGGTATTATTCTTGGCCAATCTAATGATAGGATCTTCTATGTTTAATGTGGTTGTGTCTAGAGTGGTACTTGTTCCTTCGACTGTGAGGTCACCTGTGATTGTAACATATCTAGAATCTAAACTTATTGTGTGTGTGCCGGATCCTGCATTATATCCTGCACCTGCCTTGATTGTGTAATTCTCTGATGTTTTTAAAGTCTTTGCCATTTGCTATTATTTATATGAAATTTGGGGGAGCGTGTAACTCCCCCAAACAAGCACGTGTTCTAAGTTATTACTCAGATACGATATCGATGTTACCTTTACCAGCCGCGATAGAACCTTGAATGTCAGTTCCTAACGAGTAAGGTACAGATCCTGTAGCACCTGCAGAAGTCACATAGTGAACAGTGTTGTTGTAGAATTTTTCTACGTAAGCAACTGTTGAGTCATCTAATGTGATCTGAACACAGAATTCACCGTATCCTGTAGCATTGTCGTTGGCCAATGTACCTGGAGCAACTGCTTTCAAAAGCATGATTGCTTCTGAAGAGTCTTCCATGTGGATCTTGAATTTTTTAGATCCTCTTTGGTTCACGATGTATGCTGTTGTGGAGTCAACTTTTGCTCCACCAAAAGTTCTGTAGGCCGTCACGGCGATTTTAGCAGATGTGTCTCCACCAAAACTTGCTACAAACTTGTCTTTTCTTATAGGTCTTCCCATTTTTTTTCTCCTTATAGGAGTCCAATGCCAGTTCTCCTGGCTACGCGGTTGTCATCCGCATAAGTCTTCTACTTGAGTAAAAGCACGTTTGAACTAACTGTATTTATGGAATTTATAAATTTAAAAATATGCTTATAAAAAAGGGCGATGTCTCCACCGCCCTTGTTTTTTGATTATTGTGTAACTTCCGGTGTTGGTTGTCCAGACCAAACCGACCATGCGATGACAACAATGATCGCTATTGCTATCCATGTTTTTTTGTCTTTTAACAGTTCTTTCATTTTTCCACTCCTGTATTTGTTGTGTGGTGTAGTTGTATAGTCACACCACACAATGAGGTTTCGTATTACTAGATTGTTATATGATTTCTATAGTTTACTTTCTATTATAGATGTGATATAAAATCCAAACTGCCACCAATCCAATCAATCCTTGATCAGAGAAGCCTTGCAGTACGCCCTGGACGTTTCCTATTACAGAAACATTCGGCCAGAACGGAATACCTTGACCGTTGAAAAGGATTTCTAAAACAATTCCCAACGCGATCAAACTCACTCCCACGTCGGCAATTCCTTTTGCCCAATCCTTTATAGTCTTTAGATAATCCATGTTGGACCTCCTTTGATTATAGATTCACCTAGGTGAACCTTGCAATTATTTAGAACACAAAATTATGAATAAAACTACCAGATTTGGTTTTGCGTTTGTATGGAGTGTATTTTTTTTCCGTTAAACACACAGAAAATGAAAATTAAGTCATAAAAAAAGGGCGACCGAAGCCGCCCTTTTCAAAATAGATAATCTTAAAGATTATGCAAATTTTAAGTTGCCTGAAGTAACAGCAATTTTACCTAGGTAGTCAGCCGCATTACCAAGAGATGATGCAGTGTTGTTTAATTCAACATAGCCATATCTTGTTAAGAAACCTACTACTGGTTCAAAAGTTGCTGGATCAAGTACAACGCCTGATGACATTAATGGAATGTATGGACAGTAGAACGCCGCCGCATCTGCCTCAGATGCACCTTTGTAACCTACTAATACATCAGCACTGTCGCCAGCGTATGCATTTGCATATACTCTCATCGCACCGTTTAAAGTTCCAACGAATTTAGTGTTTGTTGGTGCTTCGAACGTACCTTCAGTTGATCTTGCGAACGCTGAAGTTGTTGCAGATTGAAGAACAGTTAACGCAGTTGGTGATACCACCGCCCAGTTACCTGCACCTCTTCTTGTTCTTTGTGCAATGATGTTTGCTACTCTGTTGATTTGAACAGCCAAAGCCGCGTGTTCATCACCAACGAAAGTTGCAGTTCCAGAAACAGCCGCTTGGTCATAAGTTGCTAAAGCAGTACCTGCCAAAGTGTTTAATGATCCAATGATTTCTTGGTCGATCTCAGCAGTGATCTCTTGAGCTAACGCCGCCATGATTTCTGCTTCTACATCGATACCTTGCTGTGCCTGAGCGTCTTGAGCCGCTTCAAAAGTCCATCTTGCAGATAGTTTTCTTGATTTAGCCTCAACCGCTTGTTTTAAGATTTGGATAGATAATCTTTTACCAGCAGATCCTTCTAACGCCGCTGTTGAAGCCGCTTTAGTTGAACTGTTGTCTCCAGAATATGCTTCCGCAATCTTGAATGGAGATAATGCCTCTTCACCTGGAGTAGTTGTAGTTGTTCCAGAAGAACTGTCAGCATATCTGATTCTTAGTGTGTGGATCTGTCCAACCGGACCAGTCATCGGCTGTACACCAACGATTTCGTTAGCGATAACAGTCGGCATAACCCGTCTGATTACTGGAAGGATCACTCTGTTTAGAGTAGCAACGTTACCAGCCGATGTAGCACCTGCTGTTGCAGACTCAGACAAATATCTTTTTGTGTTTTCTAACACGATGTCCATAGTCTTTTTCTTGTTGCCTTCTAAACCTTCAGTTAGAGCTGATTTAGTTTCGCTCCATTTTGATTCAAATAATTCACTCATTTGTCTCGTTCCTTTTTAGTTTAGTTGTTAATTTTCGACAGACCCGCTAATACACGAATACTGCCTAGTTCTGCATCTTCTCGCTCTGATCTTGGAGCACCTGCTTTATCGCCAGAAGCCTCAGAAAGCATTTTCTTTGCTTTTGACACAGGAGCGTCTTCCATCACTGCTTGAAGATACTTGTCATAAGCGGCCTTTAATTTGCCAGTCTCAGTTGATTCCAATAACTGACTCATTACTTCCGCTTTGTCTTTGCTCAAAGGTTTGAGCAACTCAGCCATCGTTGCCTTACGTTCCATCAAATCCTTAACTTGAGAAATTTCTCTCTCTTTGGATTCAATCACCGTTTTTGCCTCTTCGATGGATTTCTCAGCATCTTTTAGTTTCAAAGTAGTTTCATCTACAACTTTTAACAGTTTTGATGTTTCAGACTTCTCATTTAAGTAAGATGCCTGATACTCTGAAGCAAATGCTTCGAAAATTTGTTTACCAAAGTTAACCTGTCTTGCAGATGAGATGTCTTCTTTAAGTTGGCTAATTTCTTCACCTAACTTTTTAGTTACAGCATCTTCTACAACCTTAGCAGATTTCTTAATGAAAGATTCTTTTAACTTGGCTAGTTGAGCCTTTGCTTCTTTCACTAATTTCACTTTAGTTTCAACTACAGATTTCTTGTCTTCTGCAAATTCTTTGATCTCCTTAGCAAGTGCGTTTACAACGAACTCCTCTAATTTTGCAAAGTTTTCGCCAACAGATTTTCTGTCGTCGTGTAGTTCTTTAACTTCATTAGTAAGTTTGCTTAATACAAACTCTTCTAATTTTTTAGAATGAGCACCTACTGATTCTTTGTAAGTGATCTTTTCTTGAGCTAGTGCTTTTCTGTCTTCGACAAATTTGCTGATCTCTTCAGACAACTTTTCAGTCATCATCGTATCAATAGCCTCGACCATGTTATTTTTGTCGTGCTCGTATCTTTTAGCAAATTCTTCTCTCAGTTCAGCGGTTACTAGTTCTCTGTTTTCTTTTATTTTTGAATCCCACGCTTCTTCGATAGATTTTTTTGTATCTTCTCCAATAACGCCTGATTCAACTAGTTTTGATATTGCGTCGAACATTATTTTAGTCCTCTTATTATGTTGGTTAATGCCTCTGTAAGGGCTTTTTGTGCTTTTTTGTCGTTTCTAACTTCAGCCGCCAAACCCATTGCCATGTTTCCACCTTTTGTGTTCATAAGGTGTTCGTATATGGCAGTTGGATAAGCACCTGGTGCCGAAGGTTGAGCCACAACATCCACAGTGATGATCTCAAAGTCTGAAACTTCTCCACCGCCGTACTCAGAAATGTTACCACTTCCTCTCGACGATACTCCTAATTTCACACCCGATTCTAACATTGTTCGGACAAGTTGGCCCATTGGTGTTGGTAAAATTTTCATTTTACCGTATCCATTTGGTCCGTCCATCCACATCTCAGTAATCATGTGAGACACACGGTCCAAATTAATTTTTAAATCATCTGGATGATCCACTTCACCTAATACAGAGTATCCAGACGTGATTTGATCATTGAGTGTTTTCACTGCTTTTTGTATTTCATTCACAGGATAAACTCTTTGATTGGCATTTTTAATACCGCCTTGTATGCAGATTCCTTTCATGAAAAGGTCTTTTCCGTCCTTACCTTCATGAAGTACCTGAACTCTGGCTTGATCAAACGTTAGATTTTCTCTAAGGTATAATGATGACATCAGATCTTCTCCAAATTAATCAACAATTACTTAGAAGCAACTGGTGATTTCTTGTTATCAGCCTTGTCAGCAGTTTCCGCCTTAGGTGCCGCTTTCATTGCCGCTTTTTCTTTACCTGGCGTGTTTGCAACATCACCGATGATTTTTTCTGCAGTCGGAGCCGCTCTGCCTTTTTCTTCAGCAGAACCCTGTGCTATATTTTTAGCACCGTGTCCCATTTTTGTTCCTGCATCATTTACTGGTGATTTTTTGCCATCTGCTTTGTCAGTGTTATCAGCAGATTTTGGAATTTTGTATTCTTTTACAGTTTCCTTGTCCGCTTCTTTTGATTCAAAAGGAGTTTTTTCAGCCTCTACTGGAGCGTCTATTGACTCTTCTTCAGTTTCTTCTGACTCTTCACCTTTATCGCCTGACATCATTTTTTCAAATTCTGCTTTTAATTCGTCTAAAGCATCTTCTAAGTCTGCAACTCTTTCTTCAGTGTCACCTTCTGCTTCAGCGTCATCGCCTGGCATTTCTTCATCACCTGGCATTTCTTCTTCGGCTTCCGGAGCAGATACATCTTTGATTAACTCGTCAGTTGCATCTCCGCCTACTTCTTCGATTGACTCATCTTCAGTTTCTTCAGATTCGTCAGCAAGTTCAACTTCTTCGCCTTCTTCTACTGCTTCTTCTTTAGACTCTTCGGTTGCTTCTTCTACTGCTTCTTCTTTAGATTCTTCAGTTGCTTCTTCTACTGCTTCTTCTTTAGACTCTTCTTTGTTTTCTTCTACTGTTTCTTCTTCAGTAGTTTCTGCTAATCCTTCGTAGATATCTCTAGATTTTTCTACAACGATTTCATGAAATAACGCTTCCGCTTTTTCATTTTCTTCGTTAATCAGCAATTCTAATAATTGTTCAAATTTATTTGACATTACACGTGCTCCTTTAAATGTATACGTTCGTTTAACTTATAAGTGTTGTATTTACATAAAAGAACCTAAAACGGCTATAGAATAGGCTCAAAAAGGCCCATATTTGTCTCAAAATAAGACTTTTTTGTGATTTTTATAATTTTATCTGCAGATCATACATTTTCAGGAAGTCCAACACATCAACTGTACTGAAATTGGGATTGAATTCTAAGTCGTTTGGACGAAACCAGTTTGCCGGCACCACACGGTTGAACTTGATGTCTGGATAATCTATGAAAATTTTTTTAGTTTGATTCATCCAGTTGCCATAAAATGTTGCTTCGTCCTTGCTTTGTTTGTAATTACGGGTGTCTTTGAAAACATTGTTGAACTTAAAACTGGTTTTTCTTTGATCCCTCGAGTGACCTTGATAGTCAAACCCTAATATGTATATTTGTTTGTGTCCATGATCGCAGGCTAATTTCAATGCTGTGGGGCCGGATGACCATCCTAGGCTGGGTTTGAACCATTGTACATGATTAATTGCTGTTGGAACCTTGTCATACTGATGATTGTAGTTGCTCCAAACCGAATTGTTTTTGGGATAATCAGTTTCGCAAATCTCTAAAATCATTTTGGGATCTACAGCAACGAGATAATCTGGAGTTTCGGTCCTATAAACGGCATTACAGGCATAAACCTTTCCGTGTTTTTGTAAATCAGCAATTTTTATACCTTTACGGGATTCGCCGTTGCCTAATACAAATGCTGTTGTATTGCTCATATGTTACACACTTTATATATTATTACAAAGATATATTATCGTCGGCAAGTGGTTGACCATACATTTTTTGAACGAAAACTGCTTCTTCCTTCTGTTCTGCATCGTGTTGTTCAGAAGCAAGTCGCATTTTGTTAATTTGTCCTAGAGTTAATCTAGTCTTTCGTGTATCGTCGGTGTCCAAAATAGAAATATCGTCTTCGGCATTATAATTTTTTTGTTGCTCGAAGCCATTTTCTGTATGTTGAAAAAATTCATTCAATTTCATAACGATATTTATTTTAAACCTGTGTTCCTCCACCCGGAGTTTGTCCTGGTGGTGTTGGTGCTCCCGGTGTGGTTGTTTGTTGTCCTGGTTGTTCAGTGCCTGGTTCTGCTGTTGGTTCTTCTAGATTATCTAGATCCGCACTAACGTCGGCTTGTGAAACTCCTGCTGTTCTCATCTGTGTTGTCTTGGATTGTTTTTTCTGTGCCACATTATTTTCTTCTGCCCACAATGTTGCATTTTGCGCCATTTCTTCTTCGGTTAATCCTAGATATCTTTTGAGAGCAAATCTTTTTGACATATAAGGTAATTCTGCTACCTGAGTAAATGTTCCTACCCTGCTTTGATCCATCTCGGTTTGTCTGTATTGAGCAAAGTTTTGTGGTGGATTGAATTTGATTTCAAATGTGCTACCGTCTAATGTATAACCTTTGTTGTTGATCCAAATTTTAAACTCTTCATCCAACACCGGTGAGATTAAATTTTGTAATCTTTCACAGTATTTGTTGAATCTCAATTCTTGAATGTATGCTGTGCCCACTCTGCCGTCATTGTACTGTTGTGCACCGTCATCCGCTCCGGTTGGCAAATATGAACTTGGTATTCTTAATCCTCTATACAATTTATTTGTAAAGAATCTCAAATCGTCAATCTCGCCCAGGTTAGTACCGCCCGGTAATGTGTCTACTTTAGATCCTCGACCTTCCGCTGTTTGAGGGAAGAAGTAATCTTCGTTGATACTCATTGGGTTGTAAGTGGCATCTATAAAGTTAGCACCACCCGATGTTGATGGAATTCTTCTTTGGTTGATTTCGTTTTTGACTCTCTCAACGAACTGCATGGCCAAGTGTGTTGGCATATTGCCCACGTCGATGTAGAACACTCTTCGTTCTGGTGCTCTCTGTACCCTGTAGATGATGATTGCGTCTTCCAATAACTCTTTCTGTTTGTAAACTTTGAATACCTGTTCTAGAACCGATTGTCCGAATGGGAATAGATTATCCATTCCATCACTCAATGTCAAGTGTACCACGTGTTCGGCATTGATGGCATATTGATTCATTGTTCTGTAGAATCTTCCTCCCGAAGCACCGCCTGTGCCTGATGCCATGTTACCCGCGGCTTGTCCGGCAGTAGTAAAATTCTGATTGAATGCTCCTTGGTTGGTACCACCGTACAATTGATTTGGTGTGATCTGCGTGGCAGATAATTTTTGTAAATTTGGATTTATGTCTCTGATGATATATTGTTCTGGCAGTTTGCCTTCCGACTCGTTGACAATGATCCTGTCTACTTTTGCTGGATCGATATATAACAATTTGTTGGTTTCTGGATCTCTGATAAAGAAACAATCTCCGTATTTTAAAACGTTCCTAAATAATTTGAAAATTCTTTTTCTGAATTGATTTGTTTTGACCCATTGTTGTAGTGCTTTTTTTAAAAGTTTAATTTCAGACTGTGTTATTTCATCTTTGAAAACTAAATCAAACGGTGTTTCGTTTTCGGTGTTGTCCTGTGTACAAAATTCTGCCAATATATCTAGTGCCGCATTGATCTCAGAGTCGGTATCCATCTGATCGTATTGAAAGTATCTTTGAATTCTGTTAGGATGTCCAGTGTAAACATCGGGCAGATAAGATGAATAATTTCTTTTTGCGAATTGTGGACTTCTGTCACCTGCTATTGGTGAAAGGTTTGCGTCTTTAAAATATTTTTTCCAAGCCATATCAATATTATACTAGAGAACTGCCCAATTGATCAAGTTTTTTATTCGACTTCTCTGTATTTTTTTCTGTGTTTGCATTAATGCTTACTAGTCTACTTATTTGTTTTTCCACGTTTTTTTGTACTTCTAGAGTTGCCTGTGCAGTGGTATTAAACTTCATCAATTCGGCTCTCATTATATTATTACCATCGGTCTCTGTGGCATATTGTTTTGCTTCCTGTGGATTTAACACAGTTTCTCCCTTGTGTACAGTTAATTTTGTTGTTTTTGGTTCGAATCTATAACCAGTTTCTCCCAATGTTCCAGTTAATCTTCCTTCACCGGTTTTGTTACCAGAAGCCGCGACAGCACCCAATCCAGCACCTGCCAATCCTCCCAACAATCCACCAATTGCCGCACCCGCCGGACCAAACAGCATACCAATTTGTGCTCCAGTTACAGCACCACCCAGTGCCGCTGTTCCTATGCCCAATGCCTTGCCTCCAGGAGTTTCGGCTGATCCTGCCAATCCAGCACCACCTATTGCCGTGGCCGCTCCCAACCCGGCAACGCCTGCACGTCCGGCCACTCTGCCTACAGTGCCCATGCCAATTCCCATAGGACCTGCCAACCTAATACCAGCGGCAACTCCCAATGAAGTTGTTACAATTTGAGCGGCTTTGTCCATGAGCCATGAGCCAAATTGATGTGACACATATAAAAGTGCTTTGGTTCCGTTACTCAACTCACTTATGCCTGTGGCGAGCGATTTCATTCCCATATTCAATCCTGTTCCGGCCGGTCCTAATACATCGCCAATTGTGGCAAAGAAACCGGTTTCGATTGATTGGAATGATGATGATAATCTTTTCGAAGCATCTTGAAATTGTGATAATGATTTTGTTGTGGCATCGGCTTGAGCTCTCTGTTCATCGGTCACTGCTGATAAATCAAAAACCTTTGTTGCCAATGCGTTAATGCCTGGAAATAAATTATCAATGAATGAAACTTGTCCTGTTTCAGCAACACCTCTAAACATTTCTTGAGATTGTTTCGCTGACGATTGCATCAATGTCATTGCAGTTCCCATATCAATGCTACCGGAAATCAATTGTTTTACTATGCTGTCAATACCCGGCATAGACATTGCTAAATCTCTTGCCGCATCTGTTACAGGTACACCGGCGTTCGCGATCAAATCTTCTAATCCTGTTTTAAATGAAGGACTAATTTCTGAAATTCCGGCGGCGAATACTTGTAATCTTTGTCGAGTGTCTTCTGTTTGTCTTCCCAGGAAGGCGTTAAACCTTGCATTTGACAACTGTGCTTCTAGTTGTCTCGCCATGGCCGAACGTTGTTGTCCAGTTAACTTGGCCAGTTTGTCCATTTCCAAAGTTAAATTTGTTGCCGCTCTAACATTTTCTTCTGTGGCATTTTGATCAAAAATTCCTAATCTTCGTTGTAGAGTTATTGAGGTTAATAAATTTTCATTTAACTCGTCCACAGTGAGACCCAACGGCATCAATTGTTCCACTGACGTCTGTCTGAATGCTTCACTTAATCTAGCAAATCCTCTGGCTCCCAGAGTTGTGCTTCCGTAGAGTGATGCTAAATTTTCTGAATTTGATTTGATCAAATTAACAAAGTCGCTGATCGGTAATCCAGCCGATGCGGCAGTTTCTCTTAACTCGATTAAACTTTTGTTAAAAGTTGCTCCAGTATTTGCAAGAGTTCTGTAATTGTCAATGTTTGATTCGAGTCGAGCACCGATGTCTGCGATAAATCCGCCAATCGGTCCTAATCCTTTAAAACTTTCTGTAAAGTCTGAAATTTTACCGGATCCGGTTGAAGCGGCATCACCGAGTTTTCCTAAAACACCTCTGGTAGTTTTTGCTCGATCGGCAAATCGTTGTGCTTGTACTGTACTTGCACCTGTGGCTTTTGCCAATTGAAAGAATCTCTCGTCAAGGTCTTGTGATGCCTTGATGGTTTTTTCTTGTGCATCTGTTAATTCATTTAAGATCTTTATTGAATCTGATTCTGCTTTTGCAGAAAGTTTTGCCGATTTAATTAGATTGGTATACTCTTGGTTTAATCTTCTTAATTCTGTGCTCGAGGACGCTTTGGCCAGTGCTTTAGCCAATGCTGTAACAGATGAAGCAGTGACACCGGTATTTTTACCAGATTTGTCTTGTTTTACCTTGTTAATAAGGTCTTGTATCTCGTTTAAAATGTCATCAGCCATGCTTTAAAAACCGCCATAATGTGCCCAGATAAATATAGACACACTTGTTGTTATAGTGTATATTTATAGAATAAAAAATGACAGAAAAATCGAACCCATTACAAAAGTACTACAGGCAACCGGCTATCAGTATCAAGTTGCCCAGTGGTGAAAAATACTACAAAAGCGATGTGGTTGCTAAAACCACAACAGGAGAACACCCTGTATTGCCAATGACAGCCATGGACGAATTGGCATTTAGAACACCTGATGCCATGATGAACGGACAAGCAACGGTTGATGTTATCAAAAGTTGTATACCAACAATACTTGATCCATGGAGACTTGTGAATTACGACATTGACACAGTGTTGGTCGGAATCAGGATTGCAAGTTTTGGGGAAACAATGGAAGTCACGAGTGTTGCTCCGGTAACAAATGACTCCATCAAGCACGAGATCAGATTACCGGATGTGTTGGATAGGATTCAGCAACAAAAGATCGACGACACTTTCACAACATCGGATGGACTTGTGATCGAAATCAAACCTTTGACATACAAGGAAATGACCGATGCACAATTAAAAACATTCGAACAACAAAGATTATACACGCAGATCAATGCCAGTGAATTGCCTGCAGAAGAAAAAACAAAAAGGTTCACAGAAAGTTTTAAAAAATTAAATGAACTAAATTCAACACTATTAATCAATAACATAAACTCTATAAAGTTACCAGATGGCCAATCGGTGTCAGATCCCATACAAATAAAAAGTTTTGTAGAAAATGCAGGTGCGAAAAAAATCAAGGAAATTGAAAATGCACTGATTGAGATGAGATCACAAGGTGCGGTGAAACCGTTCACAGTGAAATCCGATGAAGAGCAAATCAAAAAAGGTGCACCTATATCTTACGAAGTACCATTGACATTTGATAACTCAAATTTTTTCGTATAAAGTTACTGTCACTCGAGGAATCTGATATTATAAAATATCTCAAAGATTTGGAAAATGAAGGTAAAACTGTAAAACAGGAATTGTTCAAGATCTGTTGGTTCATGCGAGGAGGAGTAACTTACCAAGAAGCACTGCACATGAGCAACGAAGAGCGAGGAATAATCAGTGATATCATCAAAGATAATTTGGAAACTACCAAAAAAACCGGACAACCGTTCTTTTAAAATTGAAAAAAATATAGTATAATATAATGGATGCAAGGGAACAGTATAATTAAACATATGTCGGAACGCGAACTAGTTCGAGAACTTAAAGAGACAATAAAAGATCTAAGTAAAGACCGCGATATCGCAGAGTCTTCTCTCAAACAAAAAGAATCACGAATCAAGCAGGTGTTGATTAAACTGGAACACGCAACCAGCGACGTGCAAAGTCTAGGACACAAAATTGGTGAACAGAACAAGGAGATATCCAATCTCCAAATCAAACTGGAAACCAAAGAACGTTTACTAAACGAAGCACTGGAAAAAATAAGAGAGCTCAAAAATGAATCAACCGAGGACGACACCCAAGATCAACCCGACGTCGAACAAGAACAACAAGATCAGGAACAACAAGAACAAGAGTGATCCACGCAAAGACGTGCTACATTGGATCAAGGAGTTCGTGGAGGTGCCACACCCGGTGTTCGCAGACCTGCCTCCTTGTCCGTATGCCAGACAGGCCCGCCTCAGAGGCAAGG